ACTGAACACCTTGCATTATATCATCTTCCCGGTAGAAAAACAATATACCGGGCATTTTTACGCCCATTTTTAAGAAAAGGGGGATGATATTATGCGTCTGCCAAACGGTTACGGTAGTGTAATCAAACTAAAAGGCAAGAGGCGTAAACCTTATGCTGTCCGAACTTCTGAAATTGCGGAATTTGTAGAGATTGATGCTCCGAAAGATCCACCGTCTAATATCCGCCGGGAACTCAACCGGTATAACTTCAAATGGAAAAGAAAAGCTCAGATGTGGGCTGCTATTTCCTCAGATGCCATCTGTGAGTTCGCCGAGACTCTGATGCAAGAAGAGGGCTATGAGTATTCCATAGCTTACCGGCAAACGTTCAAATACCTTGAATACTTCGCCAAACAGGAACACGCCTACGCTTTTCTGTCGGAATTAAATAATGCCGATGTGGTTGCGGAACATATTAAATACGCTGAGACACCTACTTTTGCAGAGATGTATGGAAAGTGGAAAAATTATCGAAAGGCTCTGCCGGATAAGATTTCATCAAACACCTGGCGGAACTATGAGATTGCTTTCAACCACTTATCAGATTTGCACCACAAGAAATTTAATGCCCTACGAACTGATGAGGTCCAGGAGTGTATCAATAAATGGACCTGTAAATCAAACTCTACTGTCTCTAATATCCGCACGATCCTTAACAATCTATACAAGTATGCCCTGATGAACAACTATATAGAAAAAGATTTGTCTCAGTTCTTTGTATACTCATGGGTAAACCCGGAAGAACAGATTCATAGCAGATACACGAATGAGGAGATTGCAACCTTGTGGAGCAAACTGTATGTGGTAAACAATGTTGACCTCATCCTCATTACAATCTATACAGGTCTGCGTCCTACCGAACTGTTAGAGATAACCACGGATAATGTGCATCTGGACGAACAATATATGATTGGAGGAATGAAAACAAAAGCCGGAACAGACAGAGTTATTCCTATTGCAGACAAAATCCTGCCTCTCGTAAAGAACCGGTACGATGCCAACCGTAGATTTCTGGTAAACAACAAATATGGCAATCACTACACATACGGTTCCTATGTTAGTGCGAATTTCAATACAGTTATGAATAAGCTCAACATGAAACATCTTCCCCATGATGGCCGGCACACGTTCGCATCTCTCATGGATGATGCCGGAGCGAATGAGGTTTGCATCAAACTCATAATGGGTCACAGCATGAAAAACAATGTCACAAAGGGAGTGTACACACATAAAACCACACAACAGCTTATTGATGAAGTCAACAAAATTTAAGGGAGGTCATGCCTCCCTTTTACTGTATAAATATTCTAAAACAGTGCCAAAAACCAAGTATATTATGCGTATATTATGCAAAATCGTTTGTATCTTGCGTGTATATTATAAGTATATTGCCAGTATATTACTATCAAATTTTTACTCAAACTTACGAACACTCACTGTAAAAATACGCACAATAAAACCCCGGAAACATTGAATTTCCGGGGTTCGTTTTTATTGATTAGCACACACCCTGTGCTAACATAGCAGCAGCACAAGGTCTCAGTGTTTATGCGGTTTTTGCTTTCATTTGTATATTACGGGCATATTACCAACGAAGTCCTTTTCGATTTTATACCATCTTACATCGCTTTAGTCTTTCCGTAAATATGCAGATGAACAGAATCCGGTTTTGTCTCCGTATGCCACATAATACCAGCGTGTTCCGTTGTATGTTGTGTAGTAACCATAACACTGTACCGATGATCCGGCTGGCATTAAAGTGATTGCAGTTTTACCGGTGCCGGCTCCAACTCTCAGGTACAGATTGCTAGTCGTTTTGTATTTTCCGGCGATTGCTGCATCTTTACTTCTTGCACTCTCAACTCTTGCTGTACTGCCAGACACTGCCGGTTTGGATGTTGATGTGTTTCCGCTTGGGGCGGATCCGCCTACGGAAACAACGATAACAGTATGCCCTTTGCTCTTTGTAACCAGAATGTCTCCTGGTTTAAGGACGGTTGCAGATGTAACGGAAACTTTTTTGGCAAACAGACCGGATTTTTCTAATACTGACGGCTCCGTTGCGGTGCTAAAAGCTCCCACGTCAATGCCGGTTGCCTCATAGATACAAGCTCTTACGAGGTCGCTGCAATCTGTTTCTGTCTTTTCTCCGATTGCTTTCATGTTGCCGTACTTTTTAAGCATTGCCATAATGGATCTGTGTGCCTGACAGTAGCCGATATTGTTGTTCATGCAGGCATCCCACATTGCTTTAGCAACTTTCTTTGCGTGTTCGTCACTCAGGAAGCGGAACATATACCATCCTTTGGTATGAACATAATAATTCTGTGTGCTTACCTCTACGCCATCCTGATCTCCCGGCTTTCCTCCGGCATACTTTCCGTTCTCATCTCTTCTTGCACTTCCGATAATTACTTTCATTGTCTTTTCCTCCTTTTTCACTGCAAACTGGTTATAATATTCCTTGGCATAAGATCCCCTGGTTGCCTTTACCTTTTGTCCCTGATCTTTCGGCTTTTCATATCCGGTCAAGATAATGTTGGATGCTTCCTGTGTGGATTTTGCGGCTTTGAGTTTTGTAAGAACCCCTTTGTACGATCCGGTCAATTCCTCCCACAGAAATTCCAGCTGCATCTCTTCGTCTCCGATGGACTTATTTTTCTTCTTGGCAAAATTGAGAAGATTCTGTTTTCTGCTCCAATAGGTCCACTGTGCGTACCCATAGCCGTAGGAATCCCGGACAAAGTTCCCATAGCTGCCGTTGTCTACCGCAGCGGTATATGTTTCATCTGTATACCCGCTCTTTTTCTCACAACTGTTCTGCAGATTGCGAGGATTGAATCCGCTCTCGGCTCTTATGCTTGCCATGACACCACTTACGGCGTAATGGCTTAATCCTTTAGCACAAAAGAAGTTCCATGCCCTCTCCTGTACTGTCGTACCTTTCAATGCCATGATCCGTGCCTCCTTAAAAAGAAAGAGCCGGGTGTGTTAATTCACATCCGGCTCATGGCTCTGAATAATATTCTCTTACTGGTTTCCAATCTGTTTGATCTGCTTGATTGCCTGAATAACTTTGTCATATCCGTTCGTGGCAACTAAAAAACTAAGATACGCAAGGGCAATGAGTTCAACGCCAATCTTTGCGTTAAGCATCGTTTCTGTGTAAATCAGGTACCCGGCGGACAGTGCCACGGAGATAACGACTGCGGTAACTGCTGCCATCACATTCGATGAATAGTCAACAGATTTCTTATCCAGAAGTTTCTTGATTCCCTCAACGGTAAGGTTTGTGAGTAATGATACCGCGAACAGTGCTACAATTAAAAATTCCATTGTCATAATATGACCTCCTATCCTACTGCCTCATCATCAGAGGCTTTGTGTGTGGTTCCGTCTTTGCTTATGACGGTGCTGTTGATTGGTACTGAAAAACTGAGTTTGTTCTTTTCAAAGATGTTCATAATCGTATTTGTTCCAAGGTAAACCACCAATGGAGCTACGATTTCTTTGACGATTGTGCTTGATACATCCACCACCGGGTCCATGCCTATCCATGAGAGAACATAGGAACACGATGTAAGGATCATCCCATGAGCCAATACCGCAGTAGTGGCTACCTTTGCATAGGTGTTCAGGCTTACTTTCTTTTTCTTCTCTTTTCTCCGCCTACGCTCTCTTTTCTGCAGGATGTAAAATGTCACGCAAGCTGCAATGTAACCGAGAGCGAAACCTATAAAAATTTTAAGTATCATCTTCTACACCCTCTTTCTTCTTTTGCGGTTCTGTCGGTAGTCCTTTCAGATCTTCGATTAAGTCTGTCGCAACATCATTTCCGCCAAGTATGTGATAAGGTTCATACATCCTTGTGGCGTTCTCTCGTGCGTATATGGGGCAGTAACCCCTCTCAGACCACTTATTGTATGTCTGAACGATACCATTTCTTAAAAGAGCTTCTACACCCTTGTCAATGGCTTTGTTTTTTAAGTGCTGATTGTACATCAGCTTCGCCATCACGCCCATTCCACTGATTATCAATCCAAAAAGAAACTCGATCCAATATTTCACGATAAAATCTATCATTCTTCACGCTCCCGTCTGTATGATCTCAAATCATACTCAATTAAATCCATCTTCTGATCCACGTCGTTTTTCATATCATCGAGTTCCTTATGCAGTTCATCCGATATTCTGCACTGCTCAATGATTTCTTCCTGCTTTTTAATTATTTCAAGCAGTTGTGTGGTTGCCTCACACAGCCTATCTACAATGACATAACTTCCATCACGCATGACTTTCCTTTAACTCCTTTGCTTCACAGGTGATCTTCTGCACCAGATTATAGGTGTCGGCGTGTTTTATCGAACCAATTCTACTTGTAAACGATTTGTCGAAAAATTCTTCCGTGATAGTTCCATCTTTGAAATTCTTCATAAGGCGTTTCAGTCTACGCATAGCATCCTTTCTGATTTTCTTCGTAGAGTTCCAATGCCTATATCCAACAAAATCCACTCCGTTCTTTGCATAAACAATGGTTGTTTTTGGATTTAATTGTAATTTAAGAACATCCGCAAGGAATATTTCTATCTGTTTCTCCCACCGTTTCAACTGTTCAAGATCCTCTGATATAATCACAAAATCATCCATATATCTCATGTAGTGTTCTGCATGAAGTGTATGTTTTACGAACATATCCAATCGGTGTAAATACACGTTGGCAAATAGTTGGCTCGTAAGATTTCCAACCGGTATGCCGACACCATCCGGGAATATCCCATTATGGTCTATTATCCGGTCAAGGATTACGAGTAAGTCCTTGTCTTTAATGTAGGTTCTAATTTCTCTTTTCAGAACCTTGTGGTCTATGCTCTGGAAGTAATGGTGTATGTCGGCTTTCAGTACATAGACTGATTTACCTTGCACAACTTCCAGATTATATAACCACCTTGTCAACTGCTTGCTGGCTCTGTGAGCACCTTTCCCTTTTCTGCAAGCGTAGGAATGGTAGATGAACTGATGCTCAAATATCGGCTCTATGTAATTGACAATCATATGTTGGATAACCCTATCGTAAAATGGCAAAGCCATGATTATACGCTCTTTGGGTTCCCAAACTTTGAATACCTTGTACTTTCCAGGAGTATATGTCAAACTTTCCAATTCCCGAATGGCTTTGCCGAGATATTCCTCTCTGTTTGCTTCAAACTCCAAAACCTCCGGTCTGTACCTTTTGCACCGCCTCGCTTTTTGGTATGCGTTTAATGCGTTCTTCATGGTACAGATGTTTTTCATAAGACCTGTTATTCTCTTCATAAATAATGCTTACGCCACACTTCCTTCGCTTTCGCTACTATTTGGCTTCGCTGTTTTAAGTTCGCCCGGTTTGCACGGGTCGGGATAGCCGTCTGACTATTCAATAAATGATTATCAAATAATCCTTGTTGGCAAGCCATAGCTCCACCAATCTGACAGTTTTCAAAATAGTCACAGACGCACCACACGCCAAAGGACGTGTTCACGTGCCACGGATAATTGTTGCAATTCACAGTCCGCGAACCACCGTGAACCCCGTCGGTCCAGTAGCCACCGCCAACGAGCGCGTGCAAGCCACGGAGCGACAGTGCGAATTAACAGCTACCCCAAGATAGTTGCTTATTTTGATTTCTTTTCCTTTTGTGCTTTGTTTATTAACCCTCCGATATACGCACCAAGAATACCGATCTGTGTTGCACAATATTTGTATACTCTGTCGTTCATTGCAGAATATTTGAGATCATGTGCCAATCGGATTTTCCGTACCAATCTTCCTTTCAACCTGTCGGCTGTATAAAGATGGCTGATTGTCTTTGACCTCTCGTATGCTTCTATCTCATCCATGATTCCGTCTATACATTCTCGTATATCCTTTTGGAGAGTGAATTTCTCATAATGTGGCATTTCTCTCACTTTCTTGTGGAGATATACCGATAGGTCGTAGGCCATCTGGTGTGCTTCTGTATGGATGTAGTCCATTTTCAGAGTGGAGGGATTTTCATATTTGCTTTCGTATGCCATTACACCCAACCTTTCAACTGCAAGGGACTCGGCTTTCGCCGGTCCCCATCAGCTTACAGCGAGTCACAGACGCACCACACGCCAATGTACGTGCTCACGTACCACGGAGAACTGCCGCAATACACAGCCCGCGAACCACCGTGAACCCCGTTGGCCCAGTAGCCACCGCCAATGAGCGCGTGCAAGCCAGTGTTGTTGGCCATGTAAAGCTGGCCAACTTTCTGACCGCTCATAACGTCATACCAGTTCCATGCTGATCCGGTAGGGTCGTGAATGAACTCATCAAGCCACTTCCATACGTTTCCAACAAGGTCTCGAACGTTCGTTGCAGAAACTGCGTTCTTAACATTTCCGCAAGTGGTTCTTGCTGTATTGGAAGTTGCGGACCATGCGTAAGTGTTGTTGCCGTCCGCTCCCTGCGGAGATCCGTATGCGCCCTTACAGAACTCAGCGTAGGTAGGAAGTCTCTTGCCTACTCTCATAGCTCTCTCGTTGGCGATATACCAGTTTAATCCCTCTGTTCCAGTAATCGGCACAGCACCCTTTTTGCTCTGCAAACCACTGGCACCATTGTCGGATGAAAGATATATGTCTCCCCAGAACGGTCCGATATAAACCATTCCGGTAGGATCGCAAGTAGGCCTGTGGAGAAGAGTCCATACAGAGTTAGGAACGATCCCCTCTGTTACGTTTGTTTCCCATCCACTTCCTAATGCCGCGCCTGATGCGCTGATTGGAATACCGGAACTATTTGTTTTTCTGACTACGCCGTAATGGAAACCGCCGATCTTTCTTGATGTAACTGCTGTATAACCGTTTGGATATGTCGTATTAAGGGAAATACGATACTGTTCTGCGGCAAAGTTCGTGGCATCTCCGCCAGTAGGATCACAGATATAAATGCAGTAATCTTTTCCGACTTCAAATTTTGAAGCTGTTCCGTCCAAATTGCTTGCTGTGAGTGTGGTCTTTTCTGTCTTAAAAACAGAATTTCCTACTGCAATCAGAACTCCGGCGATTACAGTAAGTGCTCCGTTCTCCATGCGGATGAATTTCTTGTCTGATGCCACCACATCAGACATGAGAGCAAGTTTTGGAGTGGTTATCTTTGCAATATCATTCTCCATTGCCTCATCATAACCGTAGAATTTACTCATTAGCCAATTCCTCCTTGATCTGATTCAGTTCTTCGGCTGTCATGCCGAGACTGTCATAAATTGTGTAAGGTGCGGTAACTGCAATTTCCGTGGCTTCGGTAGAAACCATAGCGGAAGTGGAGATAATGGTTGTTTCCAACTGGGTATCTCCAGTGTGCTCATCCGGTTCTCCCTCTTCGTGGGTAACATTCGTGATGTTCACAGTCTTGTTGCCAACGATTGCCTTTGTTCCGGCCTTTGCCTCTGCACAATAGTTGATAGTTACTGTTTTCTTATCCTCTCCTACCGCAAGGATAGGGCAGTGAAGATAATTCATGTTTTCAAGATCTTCGATGGCTTCCAACAGGTCTTTTGCTGCAAATGCGCCATCATCCACCAAGGATTTACAATTTCTAATGTCCTCGGCGGTTGCAAGTCTCTTAGGGAAATCTCTCATTTTGTCTACCTCCGTTATTTATTTACATAGGCTCCTACAAAACCATCGACAAACGCCAATCCGTTGCCGTCCATGATTCTGAAAGTCTTATGTGTCATAAGATCCGCATTGCTGATAGAAAATGTTTTTGGGGCAACTATATAGTTGTCATTCGCAATGCTTATTGTGTACTCTCCTGCCTCTGTGAGATACAAAGGCTGAGTATAATCTGTAACAGTATATTTGTTACCGGATGTTACATTTTGTACAGTTATTGCAGCAGCAGTTCCAACGGTATCGTTGAAATGTATCTTCACTGCAAGGTTTCTGATGTGGGTTTCCACATCGTTGATTTCATTCTGTAATTTTCCGGCTGCATCCGCTGACAACTGATCTTTAATCATTGAAAACCATTGATTAAACAATATTTCCTGATTGTTCTCAAACGTTGTCATTTCAGATGTGTAGTCTTTCTTTAACTGCACAACATCCGCATTTGCCGTTGCCTGCAAATTGTCGAGAAAGATATTGAATGAGTCGAGATCCAGATTTGCTCTCTTGTCAAACTCAACTTTCTGGTTCTCAAAAAACTCTGTGAATACCTCATACAAATCTGTTCCGTTTTCCAATGCTGCCATGATTGCGTTGACGGCTGTATTGATGCGGTTGGCATCATACGCACCGAAAAACGATTCATCGTACACTGTGTACTGGGTCACATCTTTTACGGAATAACTGCCGTCTCCATTATCAATAGGTATGAACTTCCGCAGACCGGACCATACGGCATCCTTGTAGTCTGTCTTTAATCGTTCCCACGCCACTTAGAACGCCTCCCTCCTTATGCCAAAGTTAAAGGTAAGCATCTGCCGACCTCTGTATTGGTTTAATAACTGATTGAATAAATCCAAAATTAGGCTTTCAATGCGGTTGAGTTCGTTGAAATCAAAAATCTTTCCATTCGCTGTGTATAAGGGGTTCTCCCCTATGTCCGGCTTAAATGTGTTTTCAGCTATGAGCTTAATGTTTTCTTCCAACTGATTTATCTCATCCGCATAAAAATACTGGTCTTTGCTCCTATCGTCTCCCAGATCATTTATGGAAAACTCCTGGTACATTGCCACGGCTATCTCTCTGAGATATGCGAGGTTGTTCTTTATCCGGTTGAAATCCTCCGTGTTGAACCGGTCTCCGTGATAAATCCCATCATCGTCTGTGTAACCGTACCAATCTGTTTTTGGAGTGGTCCAGGAACCCGAGATAGAAATAACCATTGTTTCCGTTGTACTATTCCCGGCAGAATCCGTTGCCGTCAATACGGCTACATGATCCTTTTCCGAACCATCTATGCTTGCGGAGGCTTTATATACGGTTCCGATAGAGTGCTGAAAATTCAGTTCTTTATCGTCAAGTGTTCCTGTGACATTTGCTATATCAGCCATTATTCATCGCCTCCTATCCTTTGGTGTAATTGCCAACGTATGCTAGTGGCAATTTATCAGGAATTTCCTTGTCTGATATATTGACATAGGAGCCAACATAATTGCCGACAAATGCAACGCCTTTCAGTTCCTCAATGGAAACCGAGATTGTGTATTTCCCCTTTGCCTGCACGGGGTTTGGACTTATCGTAACGTCCCTTACCAATATGTTAGCTGCCATGCCGCACCGCCTAATCTGTTACCGAAACAGAAATTACATAGGTTGCTCCGACATCCGCCGGGTTCGGTGCCAATGAAACATCTGAGATAACCGGTGCTTTTGTATCGAGGGTTACTGTTCTTGTGACGGTCGTGGTTCTTCCGGCTCCGTCCTTTGCTACAACGGTAATGGTGTTTGAGCCATCTTTCAGGGTTATATCCTTTGAGAAAGTACCATCGTCATATACAGTTACTGCACTGCCGTTGATTGTCAGCGTAACCGGACTTGATGTTGCATCGTTGGTAGTTCCGGCTACCGTTACTGTGGTTTTATTCGTGACGAGTTTGTTTACCGGACTTGTAACTGATAACTCAGGCGGTACAGTATCGATCTTGAATGAAACACTCTTTTGAGTAGCTGCATTGCCGTCATAGTCGGATGCTTTTACAACAACAGTGTGTGAACCGTCTGAAAGTGCTGTGGACGGTTTATAACTGCATGAATAACCGGACGTTGTCTTTGTCTTTGTGATTCCAGATATTTCAGAACCATCAATAAGCAGTTTGATTGTATCTGGATTGACACCAGAATCATCATCTGTGACTGTGAATGAAATTGTCGGCTGATTGCTCGTAAGTAACTGTGATGCTGTCGGAGAAGAGATTGTGATAACAGGTGCGGTTTTCTCTTTTACCGTAAGCCTCAGCTTGCTTCCGAGTGTGGCATCCGACTGGTTTACGGTAGTCGTGTTGCCGGCCTCATCCTTGGCGATGATCTGTACTCCGTAATAATGTCCTGACTGATTGTATGAGGACTTTGCCGGAGCGGTAAGCGTAGCCTTGTAAGTCTTGATGCTGTCGTATGTGAGTGTGGTAGTCACACCATTTACGATAGCCTGTACGGATTTAATAGCCATTCATTTTCCTCTTCCTTTCTGTTCTTATTTTTCTGATACCCTACGGGCAATTACCTTTCCAGATAAACTCTGTGAGAAATTAACAATGTGGCGATAGATATTGACCTTTAATCCAGGGCGATATGCGTTCTCCTGATAAACAATGTCGTTCGCATCAATCTCTGGATTTCCACGGGTATTGTATTCGTACTCAATACCGGCGTTGTAATAATCCACAAGCCAGTCTGCCAAGTGGTTTGCCGTTTCCATATCGCTTACCAGAGGATTTTTCCATGTTATGGTCTTTCCTCTGCTATTGAGCGTTTTTACGGCATACTGCTCAACAATGTTGTATCTGTGTCCTATAATTTCAAACTGGTACTTGCCAGTAATCAGAAACTTAACTGTCACATAATAATCTCCGCTTTCTATGATGCTGACGTTTGATGACGAGGAATTGAACGTAGCTCTGCATCCATAAGTCGGATCTCCGAGATAATACGTCTGAATATCTCCCTTTACTGCCTCCGTCTCTTCACTAATAAGAGTTTCTTCCGCAGTTCCTTTCTGGTAGGAATAGCATGGCACTCTGACTGCCTTGACAAGCTCCTGTTTGATTGATTTTGGAGAAGAGGTCATATCCTGCCTTTCCATTGTAAAATCCGTTATATCGCCAAATGAGAAGTAATCAACGACTATGCGGTTGAATGGTTCTTTTGTCTTTGTGAACTCAATCTCCATCAAATCAAAATCATCAAAATCGTGCTGCACTATCAGCCTCTTTGTAATGTCCGAATTTACCTCATACTCATCCACCTTTTTGCCATCATTGAAAGTCCTGAATATAATTTCGTCAGGCAGTGTAGAACCAAACATTAACTGCAAACCATAGTACATACAGGCGGTTTCCTGAGTTATGTAGATAATCGGATTTTCTTCAAATAGGCAATCCTTATTGGACTGCTGTAATGAAATATATCCGGTATACTTATCTGCCTTACTCTGATTCTCCGGGAGATAATACATTTCTGCATTTACAGTGGTGTAGTTGTGTGCAAATGAAGCGTACTCCTGTTTTGCAGTCTCGCTCTTTATATTCCGAACATGGGAATACTCTGTCTCTCCGTTGCACGTTATGTCGTACTCCGGTGCGAATGAGGATTTAATTTGTGGTCTGCCATACCGGTTCTGTGAAAGAACACATCTGCAGGCATTAGCGATAATCTGCAAAGCCTCTTTGTGCTTAACCCTCGGTATGGGGTTTTTTGTGGTTGACTTTTTGAGGTACGGATCAATGTAGTATTCCTCAATTCCGGCATCCTGAAAGACCAATTCTGCTGCATGGTAATATGTGATTCCTGCCGGAGCATAGCAGCCTTTGTAATATTCCTCGTCCATGTTTCTGAAAAGATCCTGACACCTTATCGTTGCCGAGTAATCATCACTTTCCCATGCGCTACACTGTAGTTTTGCGCCTCTTATCCATTCGATGGTGTCTGAGTTCGGCAGTTGATAACCATACCAGACATACATCTCCTGACCGGTCTCCAAAAAGTTGATTGCAGAGTTAGGATTGTCAACATTAAAATACTGATCGTAGTTCTGCAACTTAACCATGAAGTCTATTTGCGGAACATCCTCACAAATCGGGGATATGTAACTATCTAATTTAGAATCCATAATGTCCTCGTTATAGTACACGAGACCGTAACCTAACTGGATTGAATATATTCTCAATCTGGAATATGGATTTTTCATCTCATAGAAGATGAATTTGATATAAGTGGTATTCTCCAACACCTGTTCTGTGCTGAACTCTGACATATCATTGTCGGTAATCTCTATTCGCTGACCACTACTTGTCAAAATATCAAAACGTGTAGGGTAAACCTCTCCAAAATTGATAGTCAGACCTTTAATGTCTGTTGCCACAACATTCAGTTCGATAAGTAGCTCATATCCACTTTTCGGAATCAGAGGCTTGCTTATCAAACCGGTGTCGTAGTAGTTACCGGATGTATTCTCTCTTGGAAGAAAATACATGGATCCGTCAACCTTTGTGAAATCATGTTCGAGCGTGGCATATACAGTGTCCTCTTTTCGCTGACCGAATAAGCCGGTCTGCTTCGAGTAATAGGCAAAATTATTTCCCATGACAGTTGCGTTGGCCTGTGCCTCCTGATTTACCAGACCGAATGAAATCATCATGTATGACCGCTCTCTCAGAGAGCTTTTCATGCTTGCCTTGTATTCATTTGATACTTTCTGCATACACCATCACTCTCCACAATCAATAAGGTTTACTTTGCAACTCTGATAGGTAATTGGATTTCCGTCTGTATCAATCCAATATGGTTCTGCCGTCCTATCTCCGGGGTACATCTTTATTGTTATTTTTTTCATAGTGACCGGATCTGGGAAAGTGACATATACGAAAAACGCACTCAGCACCGTAAGCATCCGGCTCCACTCAGCTGCCGTCAGCCACGGCCATTCCAGAGTGTCGAGTTTGTACTGATCTCGCCCAACTCTCTGTCCTACGACCGTACCGTTGGCATTTCTTCCGGCATCCACCATTGTAGATACAGTTGGCTTTGCCCCACGTTTAGGAGGGGGAAAGTCATAACCATTTACTGATATATAAGCCATTCCATATCCCTCCTTTACGCTCCTTGGAAGCTGTAACCGTTGGCATTGCGCTGTGTGGTTACTGCGTCCGTAACTGTCTTTCCACCGATTTCAACAATCGTCTGTTCTTTCTTATCAGCCTGTGTCTTGGTATTCTTTGAAATCTCACTCACAGCGGTTGTTATTCCTAGATCATCCAGAGCCTCTTTGATAGCTTCTTTCAGACCGCCACCGGAATTAAGCGTTGCCTGCACGGTTCCGTTTGTAGATACCTCCCTTGTCACACGCTGCACGATTGCTTCATTCGTGAAATCACTTCCATAATTGTTGCTGTATTCTTTCAATGCACTGTCATTGATTTTCAGACGTGTTCCGAGGTTCACGTCCATATCAGCGAATGAATCTACCCAGGAAGTGACAATTCCTTTTGTTTTCTCTCCCTCTTTCTCTACGCCGATGTTATATCCCTCTACGGAATATGCACCTAATCGTTTGAATACTCTGGACGGAGAGTTAATATCCAGCTTGTCTTTGAACCATGAGATAATACTGCTGCCCCACGATTCAATGTTGTTCTTACAGGTAGAGTACAGATTTCCTATACCGTTCTTAAAACCATCTACCACATTTTTTGCAATGTCATACCACTTGTCATAAGAACAGGTATTTGTGAACCACGTTTTTACATTAGAAGCCCATGTTGTAATGTTGCTCTTACAAGTCGTATAACTGTTTCCGATTTTCGTTTTGAAGCCGGAAATAATATTCTCTGCATAGGTACTCCACTTAGAACTATTGATGCCTCCAAAACCACTATCAGAGAACCACGTTTTGAGGTTTGAAGCCCATGTTGTGATATTGCTTTTCGTATCTGTGTACGACAGTCCTATTTTGTTCCTGAAACCAGTTATGATATTTCCTGCATAAGTGGTCCATGTGGCATTGTTGATATTTCCGAATGAAGATCCAGAAAACCAATCTTTCAGGCTACTCGCCCAAGTAGTAATGTTGTTCTTTGTGGTGGTATAGGTGTTTCCAACCTTTTCCCGGAAGCCGGAAATGATATTGTTTGCGTAGGTCTGCCAAGTATTGCTATTGATGTTTCCAAAGCCGCTGCTCGTATACCATTCCTTAACTTTGCTCGCCCAGGTTGTGATGTTATCTTTTGTGGTGGTGTATGTGTTACCCACCTTTGTTTTGAAACCAGTGATAATATCATTTGCGTAGGTGGTCCATGTACCGTTATTCACTCCGCCGAATGAAGAACTATTAAACCATTCCTTTGCCTTTGAGGCCCATGTGGTAATGTTGTCCTTGGTCTGTGTATAGGCATTTCCCACTTTTGTCTTGAAACCGGAGATAATGTCATTTGCATATCCGGTCCATGTTTCCATGTTGATCCCACCAAATGATGAATTGTTGAACCACTCTTTAGCCTTAGTAGCCCAAGTCGTGATGCTGTCTTTCGTGGTGGTATAAGCATTGCCTATCTTGTCCTTAAAGCCGGTTATGATGTTCTGACCGTGGGTTTCCCAAGTCTCTTTGCAAATCTTTCCAAAGCTCGTACCCGAGAACCAGTCATTGACCTTTCCGGCCCACTCCGTAACTTTTGCTTGGCAGTCTGAGAATTTCTTTCCGATGCCTCCATTGAAAGCAGTGACAAGATTACTTCCAAGTGTGCTGAATACGGTTGAATCGGATGAACCACCTATGCCGAATATTCCTTTGACAACATCTGTCACATTTCCGAAACAACTCAACGCTGTCTGCAATGGTGCTGGCAAAAGGGATTTAGATATTCCACCCAGCAAGCCACTGACTATTTTCTCTCCGACAGTATTTATTTCTCCATCATCAGATCCAATTCCGAACTTCTTTGATATTCCCTCAACAACGCTTGTTTTCAGTTCATTCCAAATGGCGGTCCATGATACCCATTTGAACAAATTCTTGAATGTCCACTTGGCTGCAAATACCTTAAAGACTGTTTTGAGGATTGTGTCCCAGTCAATCTCGGACATTGCCGTTCCTACGCCCTTTAGAAGTTCGTACCAATCTACCTCGTCTATCAAAGTGTTAATCAGTGTGCATACACCAGATATAAGGGAATTGATTGTGCCTCCGGCTTCTTTCCAGTCGATAGTCTTAACTGCCTTGTTTATCGCACTCGCAAAGTCACTTCCGATTTTCTTGAAATCTATCTTCGCAAGGAATTTTCCAAGACCGCTGAAAAGTGTCTTGATGCTGTTGCCAAGCGTTGTGCCTACAAGATTCCAGTCGATCTCCGTAATTGCGGTATTTATATTTGTTCCAAGTCCCTCACAGAAAGTATCGAAACCATCTTTGATGGTATTCCAATCGAGTTTTTTCAGTGCTGTGTTGACACCGTTTGCAAAGTTCGTAGCAATATCTTTCCATGGGAAAGTCTTTGAGAAATTCAGTACGGCAGTAAATACACCATTTACAAAACCGGCGAATGTTTCTCCAATGCCAACATAATCAATTCCGACTATTGCATTGCCAAGCAAATTGCCGATTGCGGTTCCGAGTGAAGCCCAATCCAATCCGGTAACGAATGTCTTTGCAAATAGAATCGCTGAGTTTATTGCATTGGAAATTGCTGTTCCAATTTTCTTCCAGAGATCTTCTGTCTGCAGGGCAGCGTTGATTGCATCTACGATACCCTGTGCAAGTCCCTTTGCGGTTTTATTTATCAGAGTCCAGTCAAGAGTATCTAATGCACCAATGATAAGATCTGCTATTGCCGTTCCGAGACTACTCCAATGGAAGTTTTCTACAAATGAATCAACGAACTCAAATGCAGAGTTAATAGCTTGCGCTATTGTCACACCTATTGATGTGAACAATCCAGGAGTTTCAAGGAAACCATTCAGGAATGTCGCAATGCACTTCGCAATCTTTCTCAGAGATGCTTTGATGCCGTCCCACTGAATGTTATCGAGGGCTTCTTTCAGTTTCTCCCCGAACATTCTTCCTACATCGTAGAAATCAGCTTCATCCCAAGCATCCTTAATCATCTGTGCAAGATTTTTGTACTTATCCGCAATCTCGTCTGTTTCATAACCGCTTCCATCGGCTCCGCTGTTGCTTCCACTGCCGCTTTTATCATCACTTAGGATGTTAAGCTCATCTATGCCGGTGGTAAGGTTCTTTGCCGCCTTTGCAGCACCATTTAAGGAATCTGTATAATCTTTATTCTGTTTTATTGCCTTGGTATAGAACTTCTTACCTGTGAGTGCTGAGAAGAACTGTGCCAATGCGTTTGTTGCTGCAACGAGCTTCTGAATCAGATAATCCAGAATCGGAGTAACTACATTCAGTATTGGCTCAAATGCAGTTGTCAGTGATGCTCCAAGCTGTCGCAAATCGTTGTAGAGCAGATTTACGTTTTTGTGAAACTCTGTTCCGGCTCTTTTTGAATAAATAACAAGGTTATCGAATCCTGTTTTTACGAGTTCAAATAGGTGTGTAAACATTGAACGTAATAACATGAACGTTCCAAGTCGGATGATTGAGCCGAGTTTCTTTGCAAATGCACCAGATTGTTTTTCTGAAAATCCAAGGCTTTCTCTCACTCTCTTTTTGAGTTCCTTGAATTTGTTTATAATTGCAGCAATCCCAGAACGGATTTTGTTCACTACCGTTTTCACGGCAGAAATGATTTTTTGTGTCTCGTTCTTTACAGCATTTGCCACTTGCCTTACCGCATTGATGATTGCAGTAAGGATTGTCAGGATAATACCAATAATCGGTATCGCCGCCTGAACGGCTTCAAGACCTACTGCCATAGATTGGAACCCAGCGTTTGCCGCCATGCCCCCGGTTTCAATGGCCGGAAGAATTGATGCAATTCCACTTAATATAGAAGAAAAAGTTCCAAGTCCACATTTCTGTGCTGCATCCCCTATGGACTTAATGGACTTTGCCACATCCTCCATATTCTTAGGAGACTGTGAAACCGTTTCCTTGAACTGCTTAAACTGTTCCTGTGCCTGTCTGAGACCATTCACAGCTTCCTCATACTGACCGGTATCAAACCGTATCTTTCCACTCTCCATACCGCTGACAGTGGCTTTGTACTTATTGATCTGGTCTATGAGTTCCTGAATACGTCTATTAGCCGGATTTGTGTTTGCCTGATTGAGACTTTCGTTTAAGTTTGTCTGTCCGGCTGCTGCACTTTGTCCGGCAGTTCCGAGGTTGCTTTCCTCTTGTGCCAACTGACTTGCCGCTGATGTGGCACCGTTCATTGCTGCCTGTGCCTCTTCTGATGCAGTCGCAACGCTTTCTGTGGCTGCCGCTGCTTGCTGACCGTTTTCCAAAGGCTGTACACGTCTCTGTGCCCCATCAGAATCAATTCTGATGCTGACGCGATTATTCGATCCGAGGTTTCCAAGTGCTGTGCTGACTTCCTTTACAGTAGCCGCAACCTCTTTTAATTTCGCCGTATCAACTCCTGACAGAGACTTAATGGATGATGCAATGTTTCTCATACCACTTCCGGCATTTTTAAGATCATCTCCAACGCCGGAGAAACCACGCATTACATCAAGAATCTGTTTTAACTTTTCTGTATCTAATCCCTCAGTGATTTTCTTCATTGAGGTAAGAGCTTTTGTTACTTTATCAATACCACCGTCTGCCTTATCAGTGGTGGCTTCTATTTCCAATAAAATGCTATCTACTCTGTTATCAGGCATTTTGCCACCTCACTTCGTAAAACCCTGTCCGTGGGTGGTATTGTTTGTCCGTAAAATAAGAAAACATGGGGAACTGCGCCGGACTTGCGCTGTTTCGGTTCGTCAACCTATCCCCATGTAATCAGCTACTTTTCTCTTCGCTGTCTCAATCGCTTATTATGTTCTGCGGCAAAGGCAGCGAATCTGTCTGCATCCGTCATTTTTGCTCCCGGCGGTGCGTCCTCTGTGCTGTTCATGCTTCTTGGTTGGCTTGGGTATGCCGGAGCATTTCTGCCAAGGAAGATTGCCATGGCATCTACGACATACGAACCAACGGACCACGCCAACGTATCTAAGGCTGTGGCCTGTTCTTTCGCTTCCATTTCTCTCTTCTTTTGGAATGGCTCTAATTTCGTAGGGTTCAATGTCCAAAAGGTCTCATAGGAAACTCCATAAAGGAGAGCGTTTGGAAGCCAAACTTTATTGATAATCTCTGTAAATGTTTTGTATTTACTGAGATCTATTTCCTCTACTCTGTTGCCGCCTTGGTTTTCTTTCCTCCGCTCTTCGGAGGTTCCTCGGCTTCCTCGCCAAAACCCGCGGTTTTCATTGCCTCCGTAAAGGCTTCCATGACTTCATCCATGGAGCCACCGTACTTCAAATGTTCGCTCAGTATCTTTCCGGCTTTTGTAAGATCCTTTGTGCCGGTAAGGACTGCGATGATCGCTCTGATTGTCTTAAAAATCTTCATGTTCTCTCTGGTATCATCATCCAGAAGTCCCATTACATCTACATCGTGATCTTCCAGATCACACATAAGGTTTGTAAAATCGAGATCTGCTACTTTAATCTCTTTAGGTCCATTCGCTGTCTGTAAAATCATACTTATTAACCGTCCTTTCGTTAATCTGTCCTATTTGTACGGCAGAGGATTATCCCCCTGCCGTTGCTTCACTTTTTCACGCTGTTACATAATGAAGAGCCTCTTCGCCCTCATCAGTAATGGAGAATGACATTTCTCTCGCATTGTTGGAAGATCCGCTTGTCGGATATACTGCCATAACACCGGCCCACTCCCATTTGCCGTCAACACCCTCTTCTCCAAACCATAACTGGTATTTATCAACTTTTCCTGCTTCCTGCAGATCCAAGAGTTTCTTGTAATCAGCTTTCTCATACCATGCTTTGAAAGCAAGATCCCCTGTGTCCTCGATACCGTTAATGGTTCTTTTCTTCGTATCGGAAAGTGTTGTAACATCGAGTTTTTCCTTTTCTCCACCGAGATCCGGGTACTCAGTAATGTCGATCAACTTCTCAAATGTTCCGGGAGTATCTGCTTTCTCATGCATGAGATATGTCACATTTGTACATTTTGCCATCTTCGTTCTACCTCCTTGTGTTTTCCTTTGCCTAAGAGGTAAAGCCTTGATTTATTAAAACCATCGGCAGGCACCAGGCAAGTGCTTTTCAGGAGCGACCCTATCCGATGGAGTTAATCATGTTTCCAATTTTGAGAATCGTGCAAGGAATTGTGATATGGAAGTATCGCTCACGTTCTCCACTGGGGAAAAATAGTCGCAATGAAATCCGATTCCTACCATGTATTCTCTTGCGGAATTTGCAATCTTCCGCACTTCTGAGGCGGATTTGTTTGAATAGAATTTGACTTCCAATCCAAGATTGATACCGTCCTCTGTATTTGAAAGTGTGGATAACGCTCCGTCTCCGCCTATCTGTTTGAAATACATATAGGGGAATGACGGTGGTGTAGCTTTATACACCTGTCCTCCTTTCAAACTGCTGTATTGTTTCTGCAAGTCTTTCAGGAGGTTCGTAAAATACAAATTCACATTGTCCTTAACCATCCTTGAATACCTCGCTTGCTATTTTTTGTGCTTCTTTCCTCAGATATTGTGCCGTCTCATACATGAATGGTCTTGACGGCATACCCTCTGTAAATCGCCATGTGCCATCATCAGCCGGATAATACCAACCCTCTCTGCCGTCTTTCGTGGTAAAGATTGTTGCCCCGGAATTGTACGCCCAGTTCATTATTGCCTTGTACTCTTCGCTTGGGTGGGAACTGTCCCTACCCTTTACACCAGTACCAAACTCAATGTACTTGCAGTACCCTCCAGCACTTATGATTCCAACTCCCTCTGCCTCATCCAGATAACCGATAATGGAAGATCTTGCCGTACCGGTATCAACCGGAACTAACTCCTGTGCCTTTTCAACTCCGAGGTCTGTAAGTCTCTGTATAAGTTTCTCTGCGCATTTGTGTATACGCTCTTTCCGCTTTTCCAGTTTCTTAATAGCCTCATCTATGCTGTCCGGGTCAAAGGGATTGATCGTTATTTTGTCCTGCATGGATATTCCCCTTAATCTTCCGTATCGCCCATAGATTCTGTTGCAAATCATGTTTCGGGCAGACACATATATAATCCGGTTCTGTATCTGTGGAACCGTCCTCGTTGAGAATAGGAACCACATCTATGAAGAGTTTTGAGTATTCATCAATCGGCAATTTCTGTACGGTTGATATGGTCTTGTCGTAGACAATATCTTTACCAAATGGGGAGTCCTCGGCATTTCCTGAGTTCGGACTTACTCTCGCAAGCACACGAACCGGATTTGAATACTTCGGTATGCTCTCCCCGGTAAGGTTGCCATCCTCGTCCACTTCATCCACCGTTCCGTCATAGGTCTGGTAATAAAAAGGGACTTGGTTCAATCTGAGGTCTTTAAGTCTCAGCTTCGGCATTGCCATCCCTCCTTAACAGACCGACATAGGTTTTTGGTGGGATCTTCGCCAAGGCCAACTCAATATCTTTCTTACCTGTCTGTCCCCAGTTCCGGGTAACTCCAAGTTCTGTGTGAGATACAAGTCCGCCCCTCGCATCGTCAGAGTTTATGGCTTTCGCCAAATCATAGATTTCAAACTCATACCGGTTATAAAATCTCTCCAACTCTGCCTCTGTCGGAATATCATCATCCGCCCAAAAGTGTTGATTTGCAGCCTGTTTCTGAGCTTTCACAAGGAGGACGGCAATCTGTTCGTCAGTGAGAGTTTCATCATCTAAAATGACTTTCAACAATTTAGCGTCCATAATCCGTCCTCACTTTCTTACCCTTGCTGAGTTAAAAACTCTGCGATCAGCTTTGCTTTTACGGTTTCTTTCATGTCATACCCACGTTCCGCTGCGATAGCCTTAATCTGTGCTACTGTCAGAGCGTTAAGTTCTTCCTCTGTGTACTTCTTACCAGTAGCCGTCTCTTCTGAAACCGCATCCGCTGATGTGGAAACAGAAGAATCAACTACCTCGGAACCACCGTTAAGGGTATGACCTGTTATTCCCCCGATGCTTTGGTTGCTGTCAGTACGCTCGGCAGATCTGTGGAAATATTTGTGAACTTAGCACTCATCCACTCAGGACCGTGATCCAAGCCAATCTGTCCGAAGATCTGATATGTTTCTCCTGCACCAGTCTTTGCCAGCGGCTCCAGGAAGAAATTGCCCTTACCAGGAACCATCTGGTGAACCGGAGCCATGATGGACGGATCGAACAGAACAGCGGTGCCGGTAGGCATAGTATCAAACAGAGCAACTGCCACTTCTCCAAGAGGGGTAACTACCGTCTGTAATTTGATACCGTTCACTTCTCTTCCGAGGGGAACGATTGTAAGGTTGTTCTGCTGCGCATCAAGGTTGAGCTGCAACATTGTAGTTGCATCAACTCCGAGAACAATGTTGTCTGTCTTTGCGCCCTGATCGTGGATGGACTTTAATCCCTCTGCTACAAGCCAGTATGTGAGAGGCTTTTTAGCAAGATCAAGTACGTTGGTTGTGATAGCTGTCAGAAGTCCTCTGGTCTTGTTTGACTCTGCATCAGAGGTAGCTTTCTGATACACACCATTGAGGAAAGTGTACTCAATGTCCTGTGCGATCTTTGCCATTCTGCGAGATACCTGGAACGCAAGTTCATCCAGAGGATTTGCCTGCTGACCGGCCACGTTGATGCCCTGCAGAGTACCCATGTTGCTCTGTTTGCCGTAGGAAATCGCTACGGATTTCATAAACATCTGAGTCACATTGGTAAGCTGGCTTCTGGTTGTGATCTCCGGTTTCGGTGCGGTAAGGGATGCAGTCTCAGAAATATCCGGCTGTTCGCCTGTTTCTGTGTTGTACTCCTGACCGCAAGTAAACTCTACATGATTGGTTACAAGAGGTCTTGCGCCAATCATCGTAGAGAACGGTGTTGCTGTCTGCCCTTTAGCGAATAACATTCCGCTAAAATTAGGAACAGCGAATGATGTTGCTGTGCCCTGTGCCATAATTCATTACCTCCTTAAAAGTTATGCCTGCTGATTGTTAGCGGCATTTTGACTTAATATTGCAAGAACGGCGGCCTGTGTATCGCCTGCGTCCATTGCCTGCTTGATCTGTGCTGAATAGTCAACCTGACCTACGTTTCCAGACTGCGGTGTAGGCATCTGAGCTAAATACTGTGCGCGGATTTCAGACTCTTTCTGCTTATCCCTCTCTGCCATGAACTTAGAGATGTTTCCAGTAACGACATCCATATTTCCCTCATACTCTGCCGTTGCTGTTGCCTTTGCCATTTCAGTAGGCATACCCATTCCTAAGTAACGCTCCGATGATTCTGTTACCGACTTGAACTTTTCCAGTTCCTTGACATAGGCATCTCTCTGTGCCGCCTGTTCTGCCTTTGCTTCCGCTTCCTGTTCCTCGGCTGTCTGCTTAGCTCTGAGCTGTTTTCTCAGATTGCCCTCGGATGTGCATAACTTGTCATTGTCAGACTTTAACTTGGCATTATTGGCCTTTTCCTGCGCAAGCTGTGCCATAAGGCTTTCAACTGTAAGTTCATTGCCGTTGTTGTTATCCTCCGGCTTGGTTGTCTGAGTCTGCTGCTGTGTACCGGAAACCTGAGTAGTAGGCTGTTTCTGCGGTTCTGTCTGAGACTGCTGCTGTGTCTGGTTCTGAGTTGCTGTACTGTTTACATCTGCCATAATTGACCTCCTGCGTTTGAACGGTTCTCTCCGTATAAATTTCTGCGTTTTTTTACTTGCGTCTCTGCAAGACAATAGTTGTATGCGTTTTGTAAGGATTTTCTCTAACCCGTTATGTGATAGGGATTTCTCCCTGAATAACCGAAAAATGAGCCGGACACGATTCATCATCACATCCGGCTCATAGGCTCTAACTGTATGAAGTTAGTTTTTCTTTGCTGCCTTTTTGGCAGTGGTTTTCTTGGTGGCAGTTTTCTTTGCAGTGGACTTCTTAGCTGCCGCTTTCTTATCAGAAGATTTCTTTGCAGTCTCCTTTTTGGAAGCTGCTACTTTCTTCTTATCGTCCATTTTCTTCTTGTCTGCTGCCGTCTTTTTACTTGCTGTTGCCATTGGCTCTACCTCCTGATTTATAATTCCACGCACCGGCAGTTGATTATTTCATCTATCGGTGCGCCCATACTATCATCAAGTGGGAACATCATTTTGTACCCATTGATGGTAAAAGGCTCATTTATCGGAACTGTCTGCCCGTCAGCCTCCCAATGGCTTACCCGGACACGTTCATCTCTCATGCTTACCCATGTATGGGTGTCCTGCCTCTCGGCAAGGTTCTGATGATTGATCCAGTTATATATCCAGTTGGTTTCATTTAAGGCAATCTCGGTTGCTCTGACTTCCGAGAACATCCGCTTAACACTTTTTGGAACATCCTCTTCTTTCATAATGCCGCCTGTCATGCGAGACATTTTATAATCATCGTTTCCGTTGGCGTTTGCTACCGCTCTTTCGGTTGTCTCCTGGATGTACTTTGCAAATCTGTATGCCTTTTCTCTTACCTCCGTCTCGTACTGATATTCAGAAACCATGGCAAAATAAAGATCCATAAGCTCATTTTCATAATCAGAACTCGACTTCTCGTAAAGGAATATCCCGGAGAGAAGATTCATAAACTGTGCTGCGAAGAAATCAACAAGGGCATTGATAAATTCCTTGGCGGTATTTATCCGGCGGAGTTTATCATCTTTGAGGATATTCATTTCATCAAAGTATTGTACCGGATCATACATATCTCACACCGCCTATTCTTCTACCATTGCCGTTTTGCTCGGCTGCTTTGATTCCTCTGTCTTATCCTTTTCCTCGTTGTTCTCCCCACCGTTCCCCTCATCATCCTTATAGGCGTTAGGGTTCGGCTGCTGCGTTTTCTCTTCCTTGGATGCAAGTTTCTTCTGTATGCCCTCGATAATAGTCTTACTGTCAACCCATGCCTGCTGAGGATCTGTAAACAGTCCAACAGTGTTGAATGAAGTGAGACCGTCTACTCCGGCATTTAGTAATGCCACAAGGGAGTTTGTTTTTGACACCAGATCGTATGTCTTGGTTCTGCAGAAACGTATTTCAACGTCTGCCGTCTCTATATCTTTCAGACCGTCATACGGTCTCTGATCTGCCTTGATTATCTCTATTGCCAAATCAATAATCTGCATTTCCGGTTCCGTGAATAACTGTTCAACGGTCTTTGCGGAAATCTCCAAACACTGCCATCCATTTGATAGCTGCATTGCTCCTGTGGTAGAGCCGCCGCTTGCTTCCTGCCATGACGGAGTAGAAGTAATCTGCTCCAACTGGGAATTGAGATGATCCACAAGTTTCTGTACCTCACTCTCATTCAATGTCTGATTGAGGTAGGTAATCTTTGCTTCCTTGCCGTCTCCGGTACTCTTTGTCATAATGACACCATCGCCGTCAACGAGATTTTTCTTACCCTCTTCATTTACTTGGCAGTTGTGCATCCAAAGTAAGGACTGAACGTGCTGCAATATATCATTGATACGGTCTGAATCCACAAGGTTCATGGCATCCATGAGTGGGATAACCTTTTCAAAGATACCCATGCGGTCATTCAATGCAAATTCTACGACCGGTATTCTTCTCAGTGGGTTCGGAGTGATATTCTCTTTCAAATGATAATCCGTTGTATTAAGCTCATGCTCAATGGTATAACAGAATCTACTTGAATATGCTGTGAGAGTGATGGTTCCATCATCGTGTATGAAGTAGGTACATCCAAGCACCGGTTCTCTGTACGCATCGTTGGAATACACCACGAATGTTGTCAGTGGACTCGGAACCAAAAGCTCAAACGGAGAATAACGGCTTGGATTTCTGTTCGGCAACATCATCTGGTAACCGACTCCACAGATAAACAGATTTCTTCCAAGGGCAATGTCCTTTGCCGATTTGCTCTGCTCCTGCATCATTTTATTGAGCATGGCGATTTTCAAATCGTCAATGTTCTCTCCGTTATCCTCATCCTTTTTCTTTAAGAAGCCGAATAAGGCTCTCTTCTGTTTCTTTGTAGGCTCTATCTTTGCTCTCTGTACGAAAGTAATCGGGTTGGAAAAACAATATCCCAGATGCACGTCCACAATCTTTGAAGCATTGTTTTCTACGACTGTGGCATTGAGGTCCGATCTGATTTTCTTTTCACGGTTGAGAATTGGCTGATTTCCTCTCTCATACTCAAAAAGGTATACTTCCTCGGCAACATTTTCCTGATGTTCCATAAATGCTTTTGACACAACCTGTATGATATTGTCTTTCGTTATCTCCCTCTCATCAGTCATTAACATTCGTCTACCGAGAGTCGGACGGTTGCTTGCGTACATGAAGTTTCCCCTTTCCGAATAAAACAAAAGAACCGATCAAGTCTACTTATGACTTAACCGGCTCAAAGGCTCTTTGCTTAATTCTATTTTTATTACTTCCTTGCACCCACGGCAGTTTATGAAAATCGTGCCGGATGCTCCGGGTGCTTTCTTGAAAAGAAGTTTTTCACGGTTTGCCCGCGCCTTACATACAGGGCAGTATACGTTTTCCGTTTCCAATATAGCTGCTCCTTTCTGTATGTGGATAGTTGCGTGGATGGGATTTGAACCCACGACCGTCTGATTAAAAGTCAGATGCGCTACCGAACTGCGCCACCACACATTACTGGGCGGCTCGCCACCGCCCTATCCTACAATAATGGAGGAACCCATGGCCTCTCGAAAGAGGCAAGAGCCGAGAGTGGGAATCGAACCCACAACCTTTTGATTACAAATCAAATGCTCTGCCAGTTGAGCTATCCGGGCTTACCAATATGGAGTAGCGTTCACTACTCCATATCAAGAAAGGGATAATCCACCAACGTCTATACCAAGACACCATCATTTTAACAAAAAAGGAATGATAACGCATTAAAATATCGGTGTAGCCGATATTCAACGTAGTCATCCCTTTTCAAATGATATAATTGAAAGTTAAATGATGTAATTGAGTTCGTTATTCTCCACACTTTGGTTCGTAGTCTATGCAACAATCGTCCCAGGATGTAACTGCTCCGTAACAATCACTTTCCTCATTGGCGCATATCCAATCCGTTGTCCCATTGAAATTCTCATGCCATGTGCATGATCCGCAATTTTCACTACATCCCATTCTGCATCTCCATCAATCTCTGTGCCTCTTCTGGGCTACATACAGTCACTCCGGTTTCTTCCTCACATTTTTTAACCATGCCAGCTCCGTCTCCGGCGTAGTCCTCCCAAATGTGCTGAGACTCCACAAATATATCATTGATACGCTTATACCCAAAACCGTATGTGCGGTGCGACGCAATGGCGATAGCCGCATATATCTGTGGAACCATCTGATCTGCTGCGGTAGCAACATTCTGTGAGCGGTTTCTTCTGGCAATTTCATTCAGAGAATTTATCAATTTATTATTCTTACCCATTATCCATATCCTCCAAAATCTGCTCTGTATCAAGCAGTTCTGCAATATCATAGGAGCAGCACGCAGGTTCTATTGGTTCTCCGCCGTAACATACCATACCGTGGCTGCAATCCTCTGAAAGTGTGCAGTAATGACAGTAATCATCCCCATCGTGTTCGCTTATCCATTTATTGATTTTTTCCTCTTCTGTCATTTCTTTTTCATCCCTCTGATAGTATGCTTTTTACGGTTTCCTACAAATCTGCCACCGCCCTTTTTGTTGCCATAGATAAATGCCGCCATATTCCCACCGGACGGTTTCTGCGTGGCCGGTTTGAAATCTGTCTGTGTGTTTTCCTCCATAGGACGTAATGATGGCGTTTTGGGTTTATACTGAGGTCTCCACACCATGACAATCTTATTCTCTTTCGGATCGACAAATCCAATCCCATTTTCAAAGATAGTAAGATTAAGTCCATGCCGGATGCAGGCCTCTTCGATTTCTTTCTGTACCTCAACTGCTTTTTTCTGTGCTTCTGTCATACCATTTTCTCCTTTCATCGTACAGTTCTCCCAAGTCTATAAATATTTTCATCATTGATGATTGTAAATGTTGTGGAATCTTTGATTAAACAGCTATCCGGCGATACGGCTTCGCACTCAAAATCTTTAAATGCCTGTTTCTGGTACGAATATATTCTGATATTCCCATCAATAGGTATTGAGATATTGGAGTTATAAAAACATACATTGCCAAGCCTACATTGATATTTAATACGATCCTCGCTATACGCTACTCCATGTTCATTGCACACAAAGGTAAAAAACTGTCCGGCTCCGTTCTCTAATACAATAAGCCATCCTCCGGTTACTTTATCCCTGTGGATTCCATAATTGTTCACAGTGTCAGTGTATGGTATCTCAATATTTTTCCCATCCAGATTCACAATGAGATTGTCTGCAAATCTACTCACAACGCACGAATGTCCCTCAGATACCGCAAAGTAACTCTCATATCCACATTTTGTAATCGTCCGTATTCCGTTTCCTGATTTTGCGATCTGAATGGAGGTTAATGTATTGGCCGGACTTATGAAGTATACTGAATCTCCTGCCGCATAAATCGGGCTCTTGTATTTCTTATCAAACACATATTCTCTATCCGTGGTAAACCAGAACGCTCTATCATCCGCTTTTATTACAATATTCTCTGTTCCAACCTCTGCAAAATGATATTTAATTCCGCTTTCGTATGCGAATTTATTCCCATTCTTAACTTCCACTACTTCTCCGGCATTATTGATATAACAC